ATACAACCATGTATCGCCATTGTGGCTATTTCCAGACTCAGGATCAGTAGACTCATCATGTTTTACGATAAACTGAACACCAGCTTCAAGTGTTTTCTTTTCGCTCTGCGCCATTTCTTCAGCTTTTGCAACCATAGCTGCATAGCTATCAACAGAAACAATAGCTTTCTGCTCAAGTGAGTTCTTCAATTTCTGAATGTATTCAGGATGAACTGCATAAAATGAAAGTGCACCAACTGAAGGTTTAGTAAATTGGTGAGTTTTTGGGTTTACTGTGTAAGCGCCAATTGTTACTTTCTCACCCATTTCATTACCAACATCATCAAAGATTTTTGTTGTTCTTGAAGTGAGGTTTTCAAGCAAACCATTGATTGGCTTAGCAGACTCAGAATAAACTGTTTCACCATTTTCAACAACGTTTCCATCAGCATCACAAGGAAGGCAGTAATTTACAAACTCTTCCTTTAAGTAAGCTGCAGTAACGTCACGGATGATACCTTTGTCATTGATATACAAAGTTTTGCCTTCGTGTTTACCATAGACATTGTCACGAGTGTCGTAACCGAACTGGAACACTTCAAGGTCGTCAGCTGTTGGTTTTGTATTACCATGTCTTTGAATTACTGTCATTTGTTAAAATCTCCTTGCTTTATAATATAGTTATTGTCAAGCTTAATAACTTTACCATTCGAAACCTTCTCATCTTTTTCAACGAGAACACCATTTTCACCACGAAGTTGAGTAGTGTTTTTAACCACTATATCACGAACGTAGTCATCTTGTAAACTAATCGTAGTGGCGCCATTACTTTTATTTTTATTGACATTGATACCATTTCCAGCTTTGATCTCATCTGGAATAAAACTAGTATCAAGCAATTTTTTATCTTTATCAAAATGAGTTTGAAGATGTCTGTCATTTGTAGTCTTAACAATCAATTCACCGTCATCATATAAAGATACACCATTTGAGCCATCTGGATTTCTGATGACTTTTAACTTGCTTCCGTCATTTTTAGCATTTTTAGCTGCATCGATGTCGCTGTTGTCAAATGGCAAAAGTTTATTATCGCCTACAATCTTGTATTCAGGGACAATCATGTTATTCATAACTAAATTAGTTTGAAAGTTTTTCTAAGTCATCTGTATAAATTATTGAAATGACTGTTTCATGGAATGTGCATAGAGCGATGCCATTATCGAGAAGTTTCTTTACTGTGACAATTTTATTTTTTAATGAACAAGGACAAACAATATAAGGTGAGGATTTTCGATAGTCTTCATAAATAAAATAAGACTTTTTAGAAATTTTTGGTTTAATTTTAGCTTTATCGCCAATTGAAAACGGCATAGATATTTAGTCTATGCCATCATATTTTAGAAGATTTCATCATATGTGTCTTCATCATCTTCAATTTGTTTTGGGTCAATCTCGATGATGATGTCTGAAAGAGGACCATGAAGTTTTGCATTTGAAATCATGTGCTCTTTCAAAGAGTAGCTGATATTGAGTTTTCTGTTCAACTCATCAAAGAATACATCTTCATCGTTGTGCTCAAGAAACTTGAGCCAAGTTGTGAAAACTGTATTGTATTCTTGCTCAAACTTGAAATTTGAAATCGCTGAACCGAGAAACTCAAGCTTACCGTCGATAACTTTACAGATTACTGTTATTTTCTTTCCACTGTTGTCACCAGCATAGTCACCCTGAACATAAGAGATAATTGAGCTTTCAGATAAGTTCAAAGAAAATGCGTTGTCAACAATTGCATCAAGTTCACTTGAAAGGTGTGTGAAGATGAACGAGAGCATATAACGGTCATGTAATCCGAATGTTTTCATGAAAGTCTCAACAGCTTCGTCATTCTTTTCATAAATTGCATTCTTCAAGTCAATTCCGATGCTGAATGGAACATGAAAACCGTTTAATGTGAAAGCTCGAGATGAGCATGAATATTCAAGAATATTGTCTCCATTTTTGATTGAGAAGTCTTTCAAAAATGGAAAGTTTTCATTAAACCCATCATTTTCGATGAAGCTAAACTCAGTTGTGCCAAGCGGGAACATGATGAGCTTTCCTTCATCATTTATGATTGTTGCACCAGTTGTTGACTTAATGTATCTCATCTTCTTTATTCTCCATCAGTTGCTTTATCAACAAGCTTAATATACCGAATTGTTTTTGCAAGTTTATTTTCATAGTAAAATGCACCTGCAAAGTCGCACAAATAGTTTCCAATCATCTCATATTTTTTAATGACGTCTTTGAACTCAGGTTTATCCTGAAGCTCAACACGTGGAATATTTTCAATGCTTGGAAGTGACTTCATCAATCGAGCATTGTCGATGATTTTCTTGATGTATTGTACAAGAATATGATTTTCACCAAGTTCTTTCACAGCATTTGCGATGTTTTCTTTACCTTTAGCTGAAAGAAGGTCATTGATTGTGTAAGAACTAACATCTGTATAATTTTCCAAGCTTCCAAGTTTCTTGTTGTAAGCTTCATCATATTTATGAGCAATTTCACTTACAAGAGAGTCTACGTCTGGGAACTTCTTTTTGTTGTTGTCCCAAACACACTGACAAGTTTTAACAAACACGTAGTTAAACTCTTCACCAAGGAACTCAGCAGCTTTCTTGGCATCACTGAAGCGTTTTGAACCCCAAGTATCTTTTGCGTTTCCGATGTACCAAACAACTTTTTTGCCAGGATTTTTGTTCAAGATTTCATTAAGTGTGCATTTGAAATTGTTTACATTGTAGAAGTATTCATAGTTGAAAATACCACCCTTAACACCACGTTCTTTGTTTTCTTTTTTCTCAGCAGCAGCTGCAGCTTTAATTTTTGCGACCTCTTCATCAAGATTGATGACATTTTTCTTGATGCCAAAATTTTCAAGAACGTCTTCATAAAACTCACCAACATATGTTGGGTATAAATCATTCATCAAGATTTTTCTGTCTACAAGTTTGTGGATGCGACCATCTGAAGTTTCATATCGACCACCATCAACTGTAACATAGCGGAAGTTTCCACCATTCTTAGACATAAGTGATTTAATAAACTCACGGTCAACTGTTACATCTTCAATAATTGATGTTTCTGTATCTATGTGCTGAATTACGCCTGACTTTGCAAATTTTTTTGCAGCTGACTCATAGAACTTGTTTATTGAATCTCTAAGCATCTTGTACCTCGCTATTTACAAATATAATATATGAAAAGTCCAGTACAAGTTCAAAAAAAAATGTAAAAAAATGCCGCTCAAAAAAGCGGCATTTATTTCATTAGAAGATTGGATTTCCACCAAAGAATGGAAGGTCACAGTCTTGATACTGGAATGTTACAGCAAATTTGTTAGCTTCAGCTGCATCTGTTGAGAACTCAACTCCACCAACCTTAGAAACCCAAACGTGGTAGAAGTTCCATTCAGCAACAGGATTAGTGCTTTTAAATGCATTACTCTGTTTAGCTTTAGAAGGTGTCTGACCAGTTGATGACAAAATTTGTTTTCCAGTTCCAGTAGCCTGTCCAGTAGGCTCAACAAGCTGTGTTGAAGTATACTCACCAGCAATTGTACGAACTGAAACAGTACCGAAATAGTTGATAGCATTTGAAACACCACCTGTTACAGGGTCTGCAACAGCCATCATCCACAATGAGAAGCGTTGTCTCAACATGAAAGCCGCATCTTCACGGAATGTTAACTCAAATGAGCGCTCACCTTCAAGTTTACCGCCTGGACGCTTTACAGAAATTCCATGATATGAAATATCATATGTTGCGAGTGAAACTTCAGGAACTGTAAAACCATCACAACGAACTGTTACAGGGTAACCAAACAACTCATCAGACTCAACACCATTATTTCCCATTTGGTCAGGAAATCTAATAGAAACATCAAACATCTGTTTGAGCAAATCTGCGCCTGAGTTTACCAAACCAGCAAGTGTTGGTGAATGTGTTGCACCACCACTACCAGAGTTCTGATTATACATAAGCTTATTTTCTCCTTATATATAATTAGAATTTTTATGATGCTGTTTTCAAAATTTGAAAAATAGACTAACTAAAAATACGATGTGTAAAGATGAAATCGTTCTTTGGAATAAAATTATAAACGAAGATAAAAATTTCTATATTTTATTAGAGCATTCTTTCGTTGTTTTAGACTCAATACAGCATCTACCAATAGACTATTCTCATTATGAAAACTTCTTGTATAAAGGCATCTCATTAAAAGTTCCAATTGAAGTTTATTATAAGTTGTGTGTTTCTCGTTTCAAACAAACATCAGTAGAAGATGAAAAGTATTATTTTGCAAATTGTGCTATTCGTGCGTATAACAAAACAAAGTTTAAGAAATTGCGTGAAAAATACAATATCGAAGAGTTTGAAAAATATAAGGTAAAGAATTATCGCGCAAAATATGAGACATTGTATGGCGAAGAGAATAGTAAAATAATGAAAGATAATTTAAAAAATAAAATGTCCTCTTTAAGTGAGGACATCATCAAAAAACGAAATGCTTCTATTCAACAGGCCATGCTCGATTGTTGGCATCGTCGAAAGACCAGTTAGGATTGTCTGTATTGTATTTTTCCATATATTCCAAAATTTCAACAAGAGCTTTTACACCAGCACGCCAATCTTTCATAGCAAAAAAGAAGTGCACAGTATCATGTGACTTTTTGTTCAACATTCTAAAGCGCTTTTCATCAAGATTCTCATAATTTTCTTCACGCATGTCCATATGATGGCAATTTGCGCCTTTAGTAAGTTTGCTTCCAGTGATTGGGTCTTTTTTCTGTTTATCAATCAAAAATCTACGCCAGAACTTCCATCGTGGTGTTTTACGAAAATCACCTTTGTGTTGAGCAGCTTCAGTTACATGTTTTTCTTCTTTTACTTTTGGTTTACGTACATAAATTTTCTTAGTCTTCGCCATAATATATAATTAGGACATTACATAATAAGGCAAACATAATCATTTTTCTGGAGCTGTAAAGCAATTTCCATAATTTCTGCAATTCTTTGTTTTTGCCGCTTAGACTTAGAAAAATAAAATGTTGTTTTTGTTTTGTCATATTTTCCAACAAAGTCAAAAATATCTTTAACATCGTCTAAGCATACAAAATATGTCGGCACATCAATGACAGTCCAAATGCTGTAAACTTTTTCATTTATTTTTTCTGCATATAATTTTGCGGCATCACATTGAATAGCCTTAAATTTTTCATTCAAAACTTGGCATGAAACATAACACTGCCCAGCTGCAGGACAATCTAAACATCCAGCAATTTTTGTCATTTCTTTCTTTCCAGTATGGCACACAACTTTTGAGCCATCTGTTGTTGTTGCAAGAAAGTCACTCTCATGTGTACTGCATGGATATTTACTTTTAGAGCGACCAAGTAAACGTGCTAATGTATAGTAAAAAATAATAGAAGACTTTAGATTTCTATTGCAGTCATCAATCATATCTGAAAAGAATTTTATTAGATTTTCAGCATGCTCAGTTGTTGTGAAAGCGAATGGCATATTGAAGTCATCTGTTCCACGAGCTGGAATAATTTTACAAGTGAAGTTTAGTCCTGTTTCAGACAATTTGTAAAAGAAGTCTTTATATTCAGAATATGGCGCATGCTGTGATGTCAGCGTCATTGAAAAAATAATTTTATATGGAAGCTTTTTCAAGAGCTCAATTTTATTTGTGTCTTTTAAAAAATCATCACCACGAATATATTGGTCTGGGCCATCATGGCTTAAAGACAAAAATATTCTTTTTTCAATCAAGAAGTTTATGATATTCTCATTTAAGATTGAACCGTTTGAAAGAACGTACAAGTCAGCTTGTGGGCATCTGTCTCTGAAATATGACGCAATCATGCTGAAATGTTCCCAATACAAAAATGGCTCACCACCCCAAAATTCAATAATTTTACATTTACTGAGGTCTAAGCTATCATAATAGTCTTTATTAAAATGTGGTTGATGAAAATTATTTTTGTCACCTAGAAAACAATACTTGCAATTCATATTACAAGCATTGTTTGTGTCTAGGTTTACTTCTAAGTGCTTTATTTTGCCCATACATCAAAGATTAATACAGATACATTATAATTGTATTCAGTATTAGTTTCTACTTTATCATTAGATTTTTCATTTACATTTACGACCATTTTAGCGTCAATTGCAGGTTTAATAATTCTGTTATAGACATCTAAATATCCAGCATATAAGTCATCACCAGGAGCTTCAATTTTTGAAGATAGTTTACTACCACTTGTGCCATATTCACTTGAATTATAAGAAACATAATAAGACATGTTGTCTCCGCTTTCTATGATATTTGATGCTTGTCCTCTATTTTCAAATTTTGTTTGTGAGATTTTTCCTTCAGCTTTGAGTTTTTCATAGTCTTTTCCAGACACACTTGTAATACTACTGTCTACAATGTCATAATAGTCAACTTCATAATCTGCTTTTATATTATACTTTAACGTAAAAGCAGGAATAGACTTTGTAGTAGTTACAGTCGTGGTTGTTGTAACTGTTTGAGTTGTTGTTTTAACGAGGTCTTCTGCCAATGAACCATATGCATCTGTTGGGTACATCGCCTCATTTGCTGCGGCTGCAAATGAGTCATAGAGTTTACCATTATATCTAAATTTTACTGGAAGTGGATATGAAACTTCTTTATTATAAACGTCACCTTTTCTAAGAAGAGTTTTATTAGCAACGTCTTTTTTTGTTACAGGGTCTTTTACAGTTGTTTCAATTTTTTCATAGCCTTCATATGAATGCACAAAAGCTCCATTGTCATCAGGCGTTGCTGTGAAATTTGTGAAGTTTAACAAATATCTTGACTGTGAAACTGTTGGAGGTGTCAATTCGTTTTCAGAAACCTTTCCTGCAGTATTAGCTTCCCATTGGACTGTTTCAGATTCTTTATTATCTTTATATGTCCAATAAATTGAGTTATTAGAACAATCTTTACATGAGTTTGGTGAAATACTTACTTTATACTTTCTTTCAAGTGTATTTTGGTAAAAGTCAACATCAATCATTGAGTCAGTTAATGTTTCAGGCAAGTTTTCTTTATATGTTGT